ATGAGAGTTTTGTTGGTGCTGCTTATCATGATCCCAAAAAAGATAAAGACGGAAAAATAATAGAAAATAGATATTCTATTGGATACGGTCACCAAATAACATCCGCTGAAATTAAAAATGGTTATATCTTGGTTGGAGATAAAAAAATACCTGTTGTTGGTGAATTAGGCAAAGATACGAAAATATCAAAAGAAGATGCGGATAAGTTGGTTGAACAAGATTATAAACCATATGAAAATGCAGCCAGAAAAATACCAAACTTTGAAAAACTAACACCTGAAGCTCAAGGTGCTCTAATTGATATGACATATAACATGGGCACCGCTTGGTATCATGATGGTAAAGGTAATCCAAGATGGCCAAATCTAGATCGTTCTTTGAAAAATCTAGACATGGAATCTGCCGCAAAAAGTATAATGGATTCCAAATACTATAAAGATACAGGTAAAAGAGCAAAAGAAAATGTAGAATTGATTAGAAAAGGCGTCAGCAGATCACAACAGATTCCTCCTTCTGAAATATCATTAAATACAGGAAAAAATATAAATGATTTTTCTGCTGAAAATAAAGATAATAAAAAATATTTGATGGAACAATCTACAACACCACAAACTGTTACAAATAATATTTCATTGAATCAACCACCAGAAGAACAAAATAAAAAAGGAAAAGTGGATGATAGATCCGCTTTTGACAGAAAGAGAACTGAATGATGGACCAAAATCTAACATACCAAAAAGCTAGAACAATTCGTGGAACAAAATTAACAGACGTTTTGTCCGACCAATTGTTGTATGAAAAGTCAGTCACTAAAGCTGTCGGTAAAACAATTTCTATAAAGACTCAAGCGGGAATAAAAGGTATTAAAGAGAAATTTGATCCTTTAAATATCGCTAGATTTCTTACTGGTGGTTCAAAACTTGCACCGGCTCTTCTTGGTAGATTAACTGGCCGTAATATTAGAGATATTGAATATTTTACAGGAAGAAATAGACCAGTTCGTATTGGTGCTAGCACAGCATCCAGAATTACACCTCTGTCTGGTGGAGACGGAGACATTGAAGGTATCAACGAACAATTATTGAAAATTTATAATTTTTTAAAATTATCTACCAGTTCAGATATTAAACGTAGAGAAAAAGAACAAAATTTTGCTGAAGAAAGAGAATTAGAATCACAAAGACGCCACAAAGAATTCTTAGAAGTATTGCAAAAAATAACAGGAAAAAAGACCGCAACAGTTACTGAACAAAAAACTGGTGGTGGTTTATTGGACGGTTTATCTTCAATGGTTCAAGGTATTGTGGGTAAAGTTTTGGATGGCATTGAGTGGTTAAAGGATTTAAAATCTCTTTTAAGTTTAAGACCTTTATTGATGTTTATGAGAAGCCCAATTTTTGCACTTCTTACTAACCCTGCGGTTTTGATGGTAGGTTCTATTTTAGGTTTAGCATATCTTTTGAAAAAATACGTTGATACTGTTCCCGATTATTCAAAACTTACACCAGAAGAAGCAAAAAATGTTTTAGAAAATGGTTCACCAAAAGATATAGAAAAATTTGGTGGTCGTGAAAAATTGATGAAAATTGCAATTGGTGGAAAAGAAGAAGCGCAAAGAATTTTAGATGAACAAACTGAACTTACACCAGAAGAAAGAACAAAATATGAAAAAATTGCTGGTGTTGAAGTCAAAGAACAAACAGCAACACAATTAAGACCAGTTTCTCCAAGACCAGATGAAAATAAAGGTTTGGCTGGTCGTAAAAAGGCAGAAAAATGGGATATGGAATATGGTGATACACATAATCCTGATGGTTCACCAAAAGTAAAAATGCCCGCACAACCTCTACCACAAGGAATGAGTGCATCTACACCTGAACAAGCCGCAGAAGTTAGGAGAGATTTTGCTGCTGGTGATCCAAGAAGAATAGATTTACCACAGGGTGCTGCGTTCGGTGTTAAGCCAAAGGGAATTCCAACAGTAAACGACAGATTGAATAAAGTCATGTCTGAAAATGTTGATGCGAATTTACCAACCAAATCTGAATCTCAAGATAAAGGCGTCATGAATAATATTATGAATAATTCAGGCAAAAACAAAATTAAATTGGATGGATTAGATGAAATTGCGGTTCACAATGATGAGCCAACATTCTTACGAATGATAATTAATTCAACACGCATCGTATAAAGAAAAAACCCCGCACTAGGCGGGGTATAACTGTAGTGACAGAAATTACAGTTTAATCTTCTTCAGCCAACTTGCTGAAATATGCCATGTCATCGTCATCCTCAGATACGAGTTCTGGTTCGGCTTTAGGTGCGGCAAATGCCTTTGCCTTAGCTTGTTCAACAGTAGTCTTAGGTACATCAGTAGCACCCAACACTTTGTCCAAACGAGCCTTCAGGTCATCATAAGACTTGAATTCTTTATCAGAAACCAAATCTTGTAGTGAGTGCTCCTGTTTCCAAACCTTTTCAAGTTTTTCATCATCATTAAACAAGGCAGATGAAGATTCAAATTCACTCTTGTCGTAGTTTTGATAACCATCAACTTTGCGAATCTTCAACTTGAAGTTAGCACCTTTCCACAAATCAAATGGATTGATTGCTTCTTCATCCTCAAACTGAGGGTTCATTGCTTCGTTAATCTTGTCAAAGATTTTCTTACCAAACTTGAACAATTTAACTTGTCCTTCATTTTCAGGATGTTTTGGATCGCTGACAATATAAACGTTTGCAATATAGTTGAGTTTGCGTTTTTGTTTACGCACAATTTCTTTATTGGCCTCAATGCCGGAGTTCCACAAACGGTTGTTGTGTTCACAAACTGGACATTGTTGGTTCTTGGTTGTCAAACAGTTGTCAATCAACCAACCACCAGGACCTTGAAATCCATGAGAAAAGACCTTGACCCAGGGTAGACCGTCATCACCATCTTGCGGAGGTGCAGGCAAGAAACGGATAGTCGCCATGCCGTTGCCAGCTTTGTCTACTTCTGGACGCCAGAATTTATCATCGGATTTACCACCTTCTGAAGAGCTGTTGAGTTGCTCGATGGCTTTAGTGAGTTTCTCCAGATTGCCTGAAGATTTTTTTAGAGATGCAAATGAGCTCATAATTTTCCTTTCGTATTAACGGAGTATAAACGGAGTGTAAATGTATTATCCACTTTATTCATCATATATGTATATTTATCCAATTTAAACATACATTTTTAGTTGACTAACGGTAGAAAATGCATTATTGTGCCAGATGGCAAAGCCACCTGCTTTTCGCCAATCTTCGATGACACTCAAGGTATCATCAATGATTATTGAATCTGTTGTAGCATACTTGTATTTGTGCCTTTTGCCAGGAACAAAGTTTGGAGTCCAAGTAACACCATGTTCATTCAACCATTTCAATTTTTGTTCTGAAATGGTATCGTAAGTTTCTTCATATGCCGTTGAAGATAGAATCTCTTTAGGCACATTCAAAGAATCCAAATAAGTTTTCAACACCAAAAAATCTGGCATAGGATCAAGTGTTGCAAATTGACCAGATTCAATGAACTTGGTGAAATTTGGTCTGAATGTGGATCTACGTTCTCTGTCATTGATATCACCATACAATTCTTTATAACGTTTTTCAAAATCACAAAGAACGCCATCCATATCAACATAGATTTTAGACACTCTCATGTATGTTTTCTTTCAAAATGCTTTTCAGCTTTGGTTTATCATAATGTATGAACGGCGTATACTTTTCAATCTTTAATTTCCAGTTGGGCCAAATGATATCATCTTGTATCTTTCTTTCCCACATTGGGAGAAATCCCATCAGGTCATTTAGAATCGCCACCGTTTCAATCATTATATCATTTTGCAACATGCATGTCAAGAGGTAAGGATAGGTACCGTTATCCACATGCAGGAAATTACCTGATGATTCAAATAGGAAAATTACATCCTGTTCAAAACGGTATGTCAAACTTTCGTTTCTCTTTTGCCACTTCTTGAATGTTTCTTCACCTTCTGGACCCATGATATCACCAATCCATTTGATATCTGTTTCCAAAATATTGGCGATATAAAAGTTTTTGAGTTGTTCAAGATTGTATTTGCGTGACAATTTGTAGAAAGAATATTTGTCCTTTCTTTTCATGAATGAAGTTTCACTTATATTGGTCTTTCCATGGTATTTGAAATAATCATACGATGGAGAACTAAAGTGAAGTTTCAATGAATTGTAGAGAGCAAATGCAGAATAACCATTACGCTCCTGAAACTGAAAACTCATACAGGCAATTTGGCTGTTTTCTTCAATAGATTTAGTTCTTGCGCTTCTTCACGAATCTTGGCTTTTAACGAACTTGAAACAAGTGTGGAAGCAATATCAATTTCCAATCCATTTTTTTCACAATAGGACACAATTGTGTCCACAATACTTTCTTTGGATTCTTCAGCGAGATTCATAATCGCCTCGCTGAATTCCTGAATTTCACTTTTAGTAGGCATTATTTTTTCACATTCAAAGCATAAGAAATACAAGTGGCAGTAGGATTAGTTTCGTATGCACACTTGACGGACAAAGGATCAACACCTTTAGCAATTGCTGCTTCAATGTTTTTGGCCATGTTATTGCGGTCATTGATATAATTCAATGATACAGAAATAATTCCCGTCATACACATAATCATAACACAAATTACAACGGTAATAAAAGAGGAAGAATAGTCTTTCATTTTAGTAGAACTCTCTGTTGCGGTCAATTTCGTCACCTTTTCTTTTGTAAAAAATATGTCGGCCAATTTGGTCAACTTTGTCCAATTTCCAACCCGGTCTAACATAGTCG